CTCAAGCACACCTTTAATCCTGGCCCTCGTCGGAGAAAAGTTAGCTAACACTAACCTCAGTTCTGCTTCCTGCCATGCACAAGCTTCCATACTGGACCAGCATGGGTGTAATGCCATAGATCCAAGTGCCTCCAGAGCAGCCGCAAAATGCTGTTCTACTCTGTTGAGCCTGACATAGTCAATTATCCATGCCCACTGGGTCTGTGGCTCTGTCCACGGAATACCGTTGAAGTCTCCCGTTATTACGCCTGTCCCGTTGACGGGTTCAAGGAGTAATTGGTTGGTGTCTAGGCCCGGGATGTACACATCAAAGTTTAACCTAGACGTTTGGTTCCTCCCCAACACGTGTACTAAGTAGTAAGCTTCTTGGACACGTTGTGCTGCATTATAAGTCAACACATACGGTTTTTCCCAGTAATTTTCTTTAGTGCGAGCCGCCCACACACCAGCTTCCACCGATTCATCGTCGACTGGGAAACCTAAAACGACCTCTTCAGTATGATCCTCCAGACCTGTCCCGAGATCTACTACTACGTGCGCATCCCTGTAAGGGGCCATTAAAATTCTCAATACGTTATTTCTGGCTCCACTGTCTTTATAAATTTTTGCCTTTAACCAAGATATAAGCATGTTATATAAAAAGCTTTCGTGACTATCCCCTTGCACTTGTTTACTTACGTTCATCATGGTGTCTTCTTTAACTAATCTTTTGGCAGAAGACGTCCTGGCAAACTCACTAAAAGCAGCTGCACCGTTGAAGTTACCGTCTTCATCGATAAACTGTTTATTGTACCCTGAGTAGTTAGTGTATTCAGGTATCATCTTACAGGTCTTTTTCTTTCCTGCCATCTGAAAATCTGCACTTAATTCCAAGTCTGAGACGTAAGTACCGATGCCGTCTTTGACGACAGCACTCGTTTTATTCACAATAGTTAGCCTGCCATCTGGTAGGCCTTGAGAGTTGTTGTTGCCGAAGCCGAAATCTACGCTGTCAAGTACGTATTTGATAGACATTTTAAACAGGGGAATTATACCGT